GGCAAAGGCAAAGGCAAAGTCGCCGACATTACCTTCGGCACCGACAACCTCGCCCGTAGCATCTACTGCGCCAACAACTTCACCAACCGCCCCACCTGGTGTATCTCAACCATCTAAAAAACAACCTGAGCCTACAGCCTCTTTCACTCCTGAAGACCTTAAAAAGCATATGGATATGTTAAAACAGTATATGAGTACGCAGATGCCGACACCACAACCACAACCACAACCACAAAAGGCAAAGAGTCCACCACCACCGCAGGCGAAGAGCCCAATAACAACGCCTAAGGCACAGCCACAACCACAGGCACAACCACAGCCACAACCAAAGCCCCAACCAAAGGCAAAAATAGAAGTGAATGCGGCAGAGCTCGCCGAAATTAAGGCACTCCTCGCGTCTAAAAATAAGCAGCATAAAGTTCTCGGTTAATGGCATTTCCAATAATCTGGACCATAGGATACAAAGAGTTCGGCACCGGCAGGAATATCTACAAGCGAGTGGATATAGGCACGTCCAGCCGCTTCATCCGCCACAAACTCACAATTGACAACAAGACGCCGTCCATATAAATCGTAATAAGCGTCAGGTGTAATATTTACCCAACGCTTTTTACGCCGAATAACCCGCCGAGCAATATAGGAGCAATCGTTAATCATCGCCATATAACAGCGCGGAAACTCGCGGGCGTCAATAAAGCAATCGTCGCGCACTTCAAGCGCATATGAACTAGCACGTTTTGATGAAAGTACCTCACCGGTATATTCATCAATGCGTATGCCGGCAGGAATCGTTTCGCGTGTAAACACACCTATGCCTGAGCATGGCACTTGAGATGTATCAAGATAGAGTTGAAACGGCGAATTATGATAGTATTTGTCGTAGAAATTTTCGCACATCAAAGTAAGGATGGATACCCGCTTTTGGGGACCGAGCGGCTGGCGGCTGCTACACTTAGTTGCGTTTGCTGCTCCCACCCTAAATAAACGCTATCTTCTTCAATTTTTCGAGACACTACCGTACGTGCTACCGTGTAAATTCTGCCGCGCGTCCCTTACGGAGTATTACACAAGCGACCCCATTCCCACAGATACAAAAGAATTTGCATACTGGCTGTATCGTATTCATAACCGCGTAAACGGAAAACTTCGTGAGCAGAAGTTGATTACCGGCAAGGATCCGTCGTGGCACAATGTCAAACAACGGTATGAGAAGTGGATGAGTCAATCGTGTACGCAGCAGGCAATGATCGGCTGGGACTTTCTATACTCGGTTGCGTATACAACCCCTTGTAGCGATGTAACAAGCACGCCGATACCAGGTGCGCCGCCTCATTCAGCGACTCCCGAACTACGTAACCGTTGGAATACAATGACAATCGCCGAGCGCTTACCAAAACTCAAACTATGGTGGGAGTCTCTTCCCTATATTCTCCCATTTCCCGTTTGGAAGAAGGCGTGGCTCAAGGCGGTGCCTCACGTTCCGAAGCTCGCTTGCGGTAGAAAAGCGGTCACTGAATGGCTCTACCGCGCCGAAAAAGCGATGTGCCAAGAGCTCAAAGAGAACGCACCCCACGACAGCTTTGATGGACTCTGTACCGAGCTGAATGCGTTTGCGAGCGGCTGCGGTAAAATTAAGACCACGAAGGTGAAGACGTGCCGCGCAAAAAAGACGCTCAAGCGGAAATCCTTGGACCGTAACCGTACCCGCAAGTATTTTGCTACCGGCGGATTCCTATAATTATAGTTCCTTCTTTTTCATAGAGCCGCGATGTGCCCAACAATGCATAGTAGATTGAATTGTTACCGCCTTCCCGCACGTCTTACCGTTCATATGTATATAAGTACACTTATATACATACGTACAATCAGCTAGTTTCTTCTTGTTCGACATCCAGGCTGCCGACGCATCTTCAAAGAACTTTTTATCAAATTCCTGGTTTCCAATAGGCATTTTACTATATTGTATACTCAAACTTGCCCACTTCAATTTTCCACAGACAACTCACTAAGTCGTTTCATAACGGCATCAGGATAAACTATCCCCGGAAATTTTGCGACGAGCACAGCACAGGGAATGTAACGGCGACGATCATCCTCGGATATATTGAGTGCTGACCAGCGTGCTTCAAGCGTCATAGCACGACCCCAATCTTCGGTGGACCACGTTTCATCGCCATCGGGTTTTACGAGATACTGCGTCAAGACTCCGCCGCGTGAAAGCATTTTCTACTCCTTATGTAAATAATGGCTTCCCTCTTTAAACTTTCTCAGTCAACATATGTCCCTATTCTCTTAGTTGTTGTGGGGCTTGCTCTTATTGTTCTATGGGCGCGCAGCAAACCCACTCGTGAAGGCTTTGAGAATGCGCAGCCGGCAGGAAGCAATGCTTGGAAGTTCAATATGTATTACGTGGATTGGTGCCCGCACTGCCACCACGCGAAGCCTGAATTTGAGAAGCTCGGCTCTACCATGACCATCGGCGGTCGTAAAGTCGAGTGTAATGCGATTGAGGCAGAGAAGAATCCCGAGGCGGTTCAGGGTCTGAAGATTTCGGGTTACCCAACGTTTGTTCTGTATGATGCTGAGGGAAAGCTTGTGAAGGATTACAGTGGTCCCCGTAAGACGGCGAGCTTCCGTTCGTTCCTCGAGGATACGGTGAATATGAATGCTCAGCGGAATTCTCAGTAAGCCACTGGTTTGCGATACTAGAACCAATTGAGGCAAGCATTTCAAAATCGGCAGGCTGAAGCCGCATAAACCACGCAGGAAACGGTAAATTAGGAAACCACAGTATATTTTTCGGATACGATTTCTTCAAATACGCTATTTTCTTCGGTCCTTCGAAATGGATCATAGAAAATACATACTCAGATACGGTTGTAGGAGTTTTTACAACTCCGTGTTCAAATGTGAATCCAAGCGATTCGTAACGATCTAATTTGGATGGTAATAGATCCCAGGGAAAATTCGCACCGACTGCGCCATCGACCCATATATGCCCAGTTTCAATATGATTATAAGGGCGAAAAAATATAGGTAGACTCATACTGGCACGTATTGCTTCAATAACTTTAAGGTTAGGATGATTTTTTGCGGAACATAGAACAATTTCGTGTGTGCTGAGATTCGCAATAACAATGGTAAGACCAGGTATATCAGACATTGTATACGCAGACGATCCAGGTCGTACAAGTTCCATTATACGTTTTATTTCGGTCATAAGTGATTCTCCATTATCCAACCCCCATGATTTATTAATGTTCAATAGATTATTGACATCAATATCACGAAATTTTACATATTCTGTTTCATACATACACTTGCGTACTACTTCGACCGAATCCGCAAGTGCCATAAGTGTTGCTACAAAGGCGCCGGCAGAGGTTCCCCAGTATTCTTGTACCCGTTCAAGAACTCCTGCGACTTCTAGTACAATAAGAGCCTCTACAAAGACAAGACATCGTGTGCCACCACCGGTGAAGACTAGGCGCTTAGGATAAAGCATCTATCGGCGTCGGCGGAATGAAATTCAAAATAATTACGCATATAACATCAAGATGTCGTCAGGGTCGTTGGTTCCGCCAATGCTTGTGCCGTCTTCCTTATATACGGAAGAAGCCAAGCGGGATAGTACACGAATACGTATTTACAATATGGTTTTACAGCAAATTTATAATAAGATTAAAGCAGTTGCGCGTGTCCCCGGTAATGAGAAATCACTATGGTATGTGGTACCGGAATTTATTCCAGGAACTCCGCGATTTGATATTGGCGATGCTATCTTATATATTGTTTGGAATCTACGGAATATAGGTTATACCGTAGAATACACGCATCCGAATTTATTATTTGTAAGTTGGAAATCTCACGATGAGATGTATCGTAAGCATGAAAGTCCGTTGAGTCAAGTGCTAAATGCGGTTAGAGGCGTTGCTACGAGTTATAATATTCCAACACCGAAACCAACGATTCCTACTGCGAATGCGCATATGCCTGAGGTCGTTAAACGTAAAACACCGCTTAAAAAGACTGTGGAGTTTAAGCCTGAGGCGGAAATTATTCATACAACTCCTACAATACAACCGATGACACGATCGTTAGTTATGTCAGCAACGGCTGGTGCGGGCGCAGGTGTACCACGATTACCGGGACAGTTGTCGGAACGGCATGTATCGTTTGTATAACTGACCTCCTCCTGCGGCAGCAATAATCATAGACGCCTGGGTACCTTGCTTGACGAGGATGTCCAGAATCAAGATTAGAAAGATGCCGCCAAGGACAAAGAGTAGTATTTCAAGCAGATTGGATTCCGATTTCGAGACTTCCATCTGCTCCAGTTTATGGAACATTGAGTCGAGTTTACGTTGGAGGTCGTCAAGGCGGCTTTCAGCGGCGACTTCGGCACCTTTCAGATTTGCTTGAGTTTGCTCGCTTTTACCAATCTTTTGCCAGAGTGTCGATTGCCCATCGAGCCAGGGAGATGGAATGAGCGGGGCTTCATTTTCGCGATGGGGCATACGATTCTTAATCCAGTCGGGTACGGATGTATCATTAAAGGCGGTTGCCCAATCGGGCTCGAGTTGATATACATTCTTATCTACAACATCCTTTGCGGGATGTGGGAAGTAATCGGCAGTTTCATAAGCATTGAGCATTTCGGATTGGCTGCCATCTTGAGAATTGCTGGAAGGTGCTCCACCGAGTAATTCGCCTGGAGGCAGTTTGCGATGGGCGGGGCGATCGGGTTCAATCACTTGGGGCTCGGGCGGTGGTAAAGGGGCACGACGCTTTTTACGACGCTTCTTGTCAGAATCTAAAGCAAATAGTGACGGAGAACCATTTGCTGAGCCCTGATCTTCATTCCGGGACGTGTCCGTAAATGATGTAAAAGCTTCTTCTAATGAGCACATCTGCTCTCCCTAACGTGGGATGTCTATTTATTTTATTGATTTCCGCTTGCGGAAATCACCAAAATGAATGACAATACTACGTGCCGATGTGGGATGTCTATTTATTTTATTGATTTCCGTCTGCGTCCTGGCGGGACTACATAAAGTTCCTATTCCAAGATAAGGATGCACGCAACGCAATTAATATCAATCGGTCTATTTACAGCAGCGGTTGTACTAACCGTTTATGCTTGGATGGATAGAGTAAGATACTCGAACCGCTATTATAAATCGACGGAAAACTTTCAAAATCCACCGAATCCACTAGCAGTTGCCACTCCCGATACTGTAAATGTGTCGCTTCCTAAAGAACCTACAAATGCCGACGCAGTCGCTGCTCATAGAACCCTACTAACCTATACAAGCAAGAATGTAGCAAATGGACTGCGATTTATAAAGGCGATTGGAGATACCTTTTTCGTCCAACCGGCAGTCCTCAGGACCGATATCAATCCGGCGACTTTAATGAATAACTATGTGAGCCCATTACAAAAAGTATGAACCCGCCACCAGGTCCCGGTTTCCACCCATCAGGTCCCATCTGGCACCCGCCCATTGCCGGCAAGTGGATAGCCGTCATTGTTATCGTTTTCCTAGGCGCTGTCGCAAACCGTATTCCGCACCAGCTCCGTTTTTACGTCATTCAACCAGTAGGATTTTTCCTCATTGCCCTCGCCGCGATGGGCTGCTATTGGGGCGGATTCTATGCGGGAACATTCGCTCTCTTCTTTTTCCTACTATCTATATGGTCGGCGGAAGCGCGCAGCCCAGAGGGATTCCTTAATGCTTCGAATACCGTCGATTGGGTCACGAACTCGAAGAAGTGGTTCGTTGAGAAGGTGCTCAAGGAGCAGCCACTCGCAATTCAGGAGAAGGATGTAAGCACATTCCCCATTCAAGATTAAACCCGTCACTTAGTAAGAAGATTCCCGGATGGATTACGGTACTATTGTAGCAATAGTACTTACCGTATTCCTACTATACTTCTCGTTGGATTTCGATAGGCACTATAGTTTTGGATTTCATAATGCCGCACTACATCCCGCCGCACGTTTTGCCGCGGGTCTAGCCTTAGCCTATATAGCACAGAAGCACCAACTCCTGGCATCGGTACTACTTGTTATTGTATTTTTTTGGATCGCTGATGTAAATCTACTAGCATCTTTCCCATTGTAAGAAACACAGGCTTCCCGATACATAAAAAATACTAATTCTACGATTGGTAGATGATGTTGCCGTATTTTATTCGTAATGTCCTATGAACATTATGAATAAAATGGCACTCCACCATAAGGATGCCGAGACGTCAAAAGAAAGCCGGCGGTTGGTTAACTCCGGTAAGTTCGTGTCTTACAGGACAACCAGGACCTCACCCGTTTCCCGCGCCGGCACTACCTACAACGTCGGTAAATCCATACTTGCCTCCACCGACCGCCCCAACTACAATAGGTGGTAGTTGTTATATAGGACAACCAGGTCCGCACCCGCCGCCGCCGCCAGCTCTACCAACAACGTCTATAAATCCTTATTTGCCGGCACCTACAATGGGTGGAATGGCGCCTCTAAATATTCCATCACAGATGCCTTCGTCTCCGCAACCTGTAAATATACCATCAACACTATCTCCGCATCCGAGCCCGAATAATAATACAGGTCAACCATTTCAAGGTACCGGTGGTGTACTAGATCCCCTTTCGCAGGCAATTGTATTTGTTAATACAAATCCGTATATAATTGGATGTTTTATGTTATTACTCAACTTAGGAGGTCGTTTCCTTTCGTTGGAGCTGACAAAGAAGCAGGAGGAGTTTTTGGCGGCACCGTGGTTACGACCGGCACTCTTTTTTACGGTTGTCTTTATCGCAACCCGTAATCTAGCAGCGGCATTCTGGGTTACTATCTTATTCTTCTTAGTCGTTTGGGTTATTGCGAATGAACACAGCCCTTACTGTTTGATTCCGTCGTGGTGTGGGCAAGATATAGAAAAAGAGAAGAAAACATATGAAGAGAACGCTAAAAAGTTTTTTACGTTGAGCAAGGCGAAGAGTATGCCGACAGAGCCAAAAAAACCTGATATCCCTAAGGAGTAATTTCAACCGCTTCAATAATATTGAGCGAATTGAACATTGATAGTATTGGTGCGCATAACAATCTTGAGACGTGTACAGCTGTACGCCTTGGCGATTTTTGAATTGGACTTATCCGTAAATTTGTAGAGCGCGCCGAGCTGCTTACAAATGGACTTCGCATCATAGTCCTCATTGAATACCTGTCCGATAATCTCCATACCTGCGGTCGCATACATATCTAGAAGTTGCCGACGTGCCTGGGTCCTGAGTTGTTCCTTTTCCTTTCGCTGAAGACTCGTCTTCCAGTCATCGTCCGTAATTTCATTCAGCATACGCTTTACACGTAGCACACGACGATCATTCTCCTGCGTATCTGCGTTAAGAATATCCTGGTATTTTTGAATGTCCACCTGGGTGTAGTGTTGAAACGCACGGATATTCTCAAGCATATGATTGACAAACTCTGTGTAGCCTTCAATGTTTGCTACCTTAGGACTAATTGCCCGCAGGCGTGTAATCAGACGGTTGATACCACCACACGCAGCGTTTGGGTCTGGATTGTCACCTGGAGCGCGCGGCATAATGCCGCCGTTCTCCCGCATCCATTGAAAGTAGTGCGGATTGTGAACAACATGCGTTTCAATCTGTCCTGTATTCCAACTGAACGCAGTGTGGCACTGCGTACACCACATCTGGTCGCATCCGTCAATTTTGCTGATTTGCGACGCACACTTGGGACAAGGCTTCGCCTCCTTCTTGATCGCCTTTACCGAGGCAGCTAGGTCTGGATTACATTCGTGGTCGTCCTCCTTGGTTTCGTGACAGTCCTTACAGAACTTACTGTTACACAGACCGCACTTCCACTGGGTTGATAGAAAGCCCTCACAGTCTTCAGCAGGGCACTTCTGGTGAAAGACGGCACGCGGCGCCTTCTGCTCATCCGTTAGAACTGCGCCAGCAACGCCGCGGCTGAGACCATATGTGTTAATAGCATGGCGGTAATCGTACATCATTTGTTCTATAGGACGGAGACGCTGTAGATAAGGCGCCATCTTATCGTTAAGAACCTTATCGGCTTGTGTGTACAACGCGTAAGAGGATTGTATCTCTGGATTCGCCGCGACTTGAGGTGTGACTTGATTGTACCAGGTATGATATACAAATCCTGGGGGAACGGGATTCGGCATAAGTGCCTTACGCACAGTTTGTAGCAGTTCATTGTATGTCCTTGCCGCCATATTCACCGCCTTTCGTTCGTCTTTACACGCCTTCTTCATAGTTAGCTTGACCGTTGCTGCTTCTTGACACACACTATCATAGCGCTCTTTGGCATTTTTATAAACAATAGCATAGTTCTGCGTGTCTGGAAAGCGAGCGCGCTCTCGGTCCATCAGAACTTTCTCTCGGTGTTTCTTGAACGGACCGTTGCGGAACGATGCCGTCAGATTGTCGTTGAGGAAATCACGGTCCCAACTTTTACGACACGAAGGACAGTTTGGCTCCGTTGCGGTGTCTACAAGGAGATACTGTTGTAAGCATATACGGCACACCGATGCGTCGCAGTACGCACAGGTTGTACATTTTCGCAAAGATGCGGTGAATTTGTCAAAGCAGATCGTACACGCCATCGTCCTTGTGAAAAAACTGGACTCTGTCACCGCCGTCAATTTTTTAAAAAGCTACTTATCCCACTGGTAGTAGCAGATGAGGTAGTCAGGAATAATACCATCAGCGTAAGGTGTTACAAGAATGTCGCCGCTGCCACAGTAATCCATGGCATTTGTATCAATCATTTGACTACTGCCCGTCATACCGTGTTTTCCCTTGAGAAATCGGCACCGAAATACCATAGAGAAGTCACTATCTTTTTTCACATCTTTACAGTATCCCACAGCCATTCTAGCCGATGGGCTAGCATAGGTACCCTTTCCATATACAGCGGTTGTACTATAGGCAGGGTCAAAGCCAGTATTGACAATACTGGCGGCGGCTTTCAGCGTCGTTCCATGAAAGACGTTGACAACCTCAGGGTTACTATTACGAGCAGCAGTTATCGACGCAATACGCTCATTGAAATCGTGTGATAGCATCGGATTATCAATCTTATATATCGCACTCACACAAATATTTTCAGAACCCATCGATTCACGAAACGCGTTTGTCACCGTATCATATTCCTTGTTTAACGGAAGCATAGACGCATTGCCAGAGATAGACGAAATAAGTACGTCGCACATTGTACTAAGAATACAATAACGAAGTCAAAATTATTCAATTTTTTACACGTTGAGTGTCAGTTCGCTGCCCGTTGGCTGCGTGGTTGTGGTCTTACGTGAGCGACGGTTGAGTCCTGAGCGGCGCATTGTCTCTGTCGTATAAGCACTACCGATAGAGTTGGTTTCCTCTGCATCACGGCGTCCGCCCTCGTGTAGCTGCTGGAGGATATCATCTACACCGGTAGGACCGCGCATTTCACGGCGAACGGTCTTCGCTTGAGGAGGACCGGCAGAAGGGATGGAGGGCATTGCCGCACCGAGACCAGGCATCATACCACCCATCATACCCATAAAGCCGCCGCTCTGTATTCCTTCGGGCTCATTCATCTCCTCCATCGGCGGTGGTGGCGGCGGTGCGCGTTGCATCGGTGGCGGTCCACCGCCTCCACCACGTCCACCGCCAGGTTGTCCGAGAGACATAAAGTTCGCAAAGCCAGGACCAACCGACTCCTTTGCCGCCGCCTGGGCAAATTCACGCGCCAGGTTGGGGTTGTTGCGGAGGATATCGTCCATACCAGGCATACGCGACTTGAACATCGTGTTTGTGACGTGGCACATACCGGCAGACAGACCCAATGATAGAATTAGGCGGACCTCAGGTGCCACCTTGCTCTTATCCTTGTACTTGTCATACAGCTCCTCGAAGATCTCATCGTAGTCCTCAATGTTCTCGTTCACCTGCTCGGACCAGCCGTCCAGATGGAGTCCGAGCGGATCGTAGCGGCTGTTGAGGAACTCCATACCGCTGGTGACTGTCGTGAGCATCGAGCGCTGGAAGCGCAGCGACGCCTCGAGACCCTTGGAATCCTTACGGCGCGCCACTTCAGAATTAATCTCATCGAGCGTATTGCTCATCGACATTTTGGTGCCGCTAATACCCTTGCGGTCCATACGCTCCAAAATAGTCAAGCCCTCTGACTTCTTCCCTGCTTCTTGTTCGGGAGTCAGGTATACAGCAGGTGTCGCGGCAATAGCAGGTGCCTCGGCACCACCGCTGCTGCCGCTACCGCTGCCGCTAAACCAGCTGCGGAAACCAGCGGCAGCAGGAGCGGCAGCAGCGGCATTAGCAGCACCGTTAGTAGCGGTCGCACCGCCGCTACCGCCTAGACCAGGAATGCTGGCGAACCAGGACTTGGCAGCGGGCGCAGCAGTACTTGTGGTTGTAGTAGTAGCAACAGCAGGTGCCGATGACGCTACAGTAGGAGCGGATGATACAGAGCCACCGAGACGAAACGGCTCGGCACCACCGCTACCGCTGCCTCCGCTACCCCCACCCATAGGAACAGATGGAGCCGTATCGCGCATAATACGAATATTATCACCACCACCGCTTGGCTTCACATCAAATGTTACATTTGTATCATCGAGGCTCACAAATTCAATATCATCGACAGCCTTCATTTCGGCAGCCGGAGACGCCGGACGACCCATAGAACCCGCAATCTTGCGCTGATTACCGAGAAAATTCAGGTCAAAATCGTTTTGGTTAATATCAAGCGATCGACCCATATCCTGGCTTGCCGAGATTTCGGGGAACGATACACCTTCGGATATATGAATTGTAGGACCGTTCATTGCTTCCTTCTTTTACCTCCTGTGTCTTCGTTTTAGATTCCCAAACGCATATCCGAGCCCAAATTATAGAATGCCCTCCGCCGCCGCACCCCGCTCCCGTCCTTTACACGAACTACGAGCTAATTCGGTTATTCCCCTCTTGGTACACGGACAGGGGGTTGTTTTATTTGAAAGTACTGATAATACAACGCCTTGCTCCTTTTGTTTATTAAATAAAGAAAAAACACAAGGATTGGGTATTGAATTTATTGTAAATAAAGTTCGTGTATTTATTATATCATCAACGGAGCCCAAGGAACTGATTGATGAAAAGAATACCGTGGGATTAATCAATAAGAGAGGAGTATACTATTGGTTCAGCCTTGATACACATAATAAAACCTTATATGCTGGCGTTGGTGAACCCCGATTAGAAACAATGGTATATGAATATGTATTCGAAGAGGATATACTTTCCTTTTTAGAAAGTCTAACTATTATTCAGTTTAATACTCCTACCCTCAAGCCACTCAAACTTTTACGCGATCCAATTACAAGCAATGTGCCGCTAAACGTCAAAAATACGAATGAATTGACAATGAATGATATCGCATTAGGCAATGTCCTGCCAAAAGCAAGCTTGTCTCCAATAGCGCAAAAGTTGTATGATTGTATTGTAGGTAAGTTTTTCTGCTTAATTACGTTAGAGTTTCCTAATTTCTCGGATGCCATCAAATATAGTATTGAAAATCCGAATGGCTGGTGCTACAAACGTCTGGCAGAAAAAGCGAAAGAATTCAGCAAGGAGCCACACCCCTTAGAAACTTACTTACGTATCACTCTAGGTCAGAACAGCGGTGAATCACCTGGTATACCGTATGTAATGGAAATCTGGCCCGTAGGACACTACTCGCCAATACATAGCCACTCTGAGGCAAATGCTGTGATCCGTGTGCTTCATGGAAAACTTCAAGTAGAATTATACCCATTTCTATGTGACGAAAAGGATACAGTTTTACCGTTCGCCACCGCCAATTTTACAAGGGACGATGTCACGTGGATTAGCCCAACCCTCAATCAAACCCACCGACTTACAAACCTGTCAACCAACACAGAGCCGTGTATAACGATACAGTGCTATATGTATAATGAGGATGACGATGCTCACTACGATTATTTTGATTATTTGGGTGATAATGGGGTAAAACGCCAGTATATGCCAGATTCTGATATGGACTTCATTGCTTTCAAAAAGTTAATGAAGGAGGAGTGGCTCAGCTATGCCTATACGCCATAAGAAACGCATCGGCTAAATCGGACTTTTTGGTCCGACCCGCAAAGAACTCAGCCCACCCAGCAGCCCCCTCCCCTCCTTTCGCCAATAGCCCGCTCACGTCTAACTCCGCGGTATCTTTGCGCGCCTTATACTCGCCTGAAGCACCACTAATATCGGTGTAATCGACCGCGCGCGACTTGACGCCGGCGTGGACAAATTCAATCGCACCGGTCCATGAATGCTCCGTTTCTAGCCGATGTGCTAGTAGCGTATACAACATAATCTGTACCGATTTCATAGTAGGATTTTTCATCGCCGGCTGGTTCTCAAGCCGAATGATAGCCGCCTTATTCATTGTTAGAAGTACAGACGAAAGCCAGGTATTCATGGCACGCCGAATTGTATCTAAACCAACCGACATAGTCTTGACCGCTTTCCAGGGGACTAGATACTCCTTTTGTGCCCACTCCACCAGTTCGGGCTTCTTCATCTTCTTGGCATCCACACCACGACCAGTTGCTAATGCCTTGAGCTCTTTCGCCCCCATATCACAAGGTAAGCAGGGTAACGACGGCTTTGATGTCGCTGATTTCTTGACACGAACGCCGCTAGCACACGCCTTACACCATTTCGTCCCATCCCCTATATTGATCCATTTTGCGCCGCTGCCGCAACCGGTACACGATTTGGCAGTCTGGGCGGTCTCACCCCCTTCAAGTAAGTCTACGTTATCCCAAGCGACTACGGACCAAGCCCCTTCAGCACCGTGCTCAATAACACAGTACGCCAGATTGCGGATACCCATATCAAATCCGACATAGATAGGCATTCGGGATAGGTCTCTATTTAGAGTAAGATTTAGACCTACTCATAGAGAATGTCTACGTCGTATTTTATTCTTACAAAACATTCGGACGATGATATAGCAAAGGACGAAAATAATCAACTTATATTTCTAAATTCCAAGGCATCGTATATTCTTCCTGCGAATAATCTACCTTACTATATTCAGCACGGGCTCTTTGAGAAGAGTCTTATTCAATGGTGTAAGCAGTTTTGTAAACAGGGCACCATTCTAGATATTGGTGCGCATACCGGAACCTATTCTATCGCGCTTGCGAATAGCGCCGCCGAGATTCATAGTTTTGAACCCCAAAAGATGACATATTATGCGCTTTGTGGTAGTATAGCACTCTCCAACTCGAAAAATATAACTGCGCATAACGTAGCCCTAGGTGCCCCTGAACAGGTAGGTACAATGACGTTGAATATTCGTAGTCACGACGGCGGGGGGTCGTCGCTACAATCGTTCGCCGATCCGGTTCTCGCTCAAGAGCAGGTGGAAGTACGAACCTTGGATTCGTATAATTTCCGAAATATTACATTTATCAAAATGGATGTAGAGGATAATGAGCTAAATGTTCTCAAGGGTGCTACCCAGACTATCAAACAAAACAATTATCCTACAATTATCTTTGAGTCGAACCACGAAAATCAACAACTATTCTCTTATATTATTGACACCCTCGGTTACGGTGCTATTCTACCCATTAGTGGCGTTAGCAATATGTTTTTGACCGAGCCACCAAAAGTCCCCCAAACTCCCAAAACCCAGTCCCAGCCCCCATCCGTTCAAACTGACGCGAAAAGTTATTATGAATCTCTAGGGATCCGCTAATGGAGGTTAATTATCCAAAACAAATACATACAGATATTAGTATTTTAATACCTGTATGTAGCGAAGCGAGTAGAAAGGCACATAAAATCGCAATAGAAGAAGCGAAAAAATACCCTGATAGATTTCAAGAAATATATTTAGTTGTTTATAATCACGAATTTACGAATATATATACAAATCTTATTAAACAGTTCGAATAAATTCCCAACCCATATCCTCGCAAATCTTCTGCCAAATCTTATCCTGCATATACAACTTCTCGCGACTCTTGAGCAAGGGAAAGCATGGTAAATAATCATCAAGCTCGAGAAGTTCACAGAACTTATAAAGTACAAACGAATACGACAATAAGTTGGAGCGCTTCTTAGGGCAATGTTTCACAAAACTAAATTGGATTTCCTTAAACATATACCGAAGCTTCTCCTCCACTTCGCGTGACAAAACCGGCGCTGAAATACCGTTGAGTCGATTGAGAATATGCGCTACATGGTCGTAGCAACGATTTAACTTTAACTTTTTAATTACATCCTTCAACTTGGAAGGCTTGAGTTTGCTCATGTCAGTAATACGTTCCTTGCGGAGCTCTTGGCGAATTTGATCCAGAATGGCAGGCGATATTTCAGTAGTTTCTTTTGCTTGGAATTGCGCCAACCATTCGTTCAAGTGATTAATTTTCTTATAGGCGTAGTACGACATTTCGCGCGGCGGGTCCTTGTAGGACGGCTTCTCAGAATCAACCAGGACATAGTCGCGGTATCCGCATTGAGGGCAGTCCAAAAAGGTTTCATTAAATAACATTTCAGATTCACAAATAGCACAATTTCCAAAGTTCTCTGTAATCGACGAAGCAATACTATTTTCGTGTTGAATAGCGGTGGGATTGAGCGCCGTCAAATACGACTCCAGCGCCTTATCACGCTTAAATCCAATAGTGTTGGTAATCGCGGACGCTTTCCGTACTTCGGGTATTAAATCGTTGGTTTTCGTTGATTTATCGTCAACCTCGGCATTAAAATACGAATAAACGCTATTGGCGGGCATTTTACCCTTTGCGACAACCTCAATAGGCTTTTCGCCACCAGCAATTCTCTCCTGCGCATCGCTATAGGAAAAAAGGATATCACCGACGCGCAAAAAGTAATCTGCTTCGGCGGTACCATCTTCCAGTTTTTGAATCGCCTTTTCCAACGCCGCCACCTCCTCTTCTATCTTTTGTCTGGAAGCCAGGACTAATACGTCGTTTGCGTTGGTTAATGCACTCGGCTCTAGAAACTGACGTTCAACGGTTGCAAGTTTTTCCTTTTTTGCTGTGAGTTCTAAACGTAATTTTGGAAGATTATTTTTCTCTTCGCGAATCTTTTGAATTTGTTGTGTATGGAAAGATTCTAATGTTTTTGCGGGTTCAAGTGTCTTTGGTATTCGAGTTGCCGCAGGTTCGTGTTCACCCATTGGCTTCAATAGGTTGTCTAACGATAAGGGTTGAGACATGGTACCACTTATACTAAGAAAAGCAAAAATGAGGTTTAGACCGTAGCACTCCTTAGTTCCGCCAGGATGTCGGAATCCTTGGCAAAAAACCTCCCGGAGCCAAAAATTATTTTCTCGGGCTCAGGTATAAACAACAATGGGCTCCGGTGGTCTTATGCAGCTCGTCGCCTACGGCGCGCAGGATATCTACCTAACGGGCAACCCGCAGATTACCTTCTTCAAGGTGGTCTACCGTCGCCACACGAACTTCGCGATGGAGTCGATTGAGCAGACGTTCAACGGCTCGGCGAACTTCGGCAAGAAGGTGCAGTGCACGATCAGCCGCAACGGTGATCTGATCCACCGCGTCTACCTCCAGTGCACGCTCCCCCAGGTCACGCTCCAGGCGTCGGACGGCTCGGGTGCGCAGTTCCGCTGGCTCAACTGGGTTGGCCACAACCTCATCAACAACGTCTACGTCGAGATCGGCGGACAGCAGATCGACAAGCACTACGGTGACTGGCTCCAGATCTGGAACGAGCTGACGCAGCAGCCGGGTCTCCAGGCGGGCTACGCCGAGATGGTGGGCAATGTGCCCCAGCTGACGAACCTGCTCGTCCAGGGTGGTGAGGGCTGCGACAACTGGTGCGGCACGGGCGAGCCCCACGCCTCCCAGGAGGTGCGCAACTGCGCGCCGGAGTACACGCTGTACGTGCCCTTCCAGTTCTGGTTCAACCGCAACCCTGGTCTGGAGCTGCCGCTCATTGCGCTCCAGTACCACGAGGTCAAGATCTGGCTCGAGTTCAGCCCCCTAAACCAACTCGAGTGGGACTATGCCACGTCGACGGTTAGCGGTGCGTCGGTCCAGAACACGTCTTACCCGATTCAGCAGCGCGTGGCGGCGGCTGGACTGGTGTCGGCGTCGCTGTACGTTGACTACATCTACCTCGACACGGATGAGCGCCGCCGCTTCGCCCAGGTCTCGCACGAGTACCTGATCGAGCAGCTGCAGTTCACGGGCGGCGAGTCCGTCACGTCGTCGGCGAACAAGATCAAGATGAACTTCAACCACCCCACGAAGGAGCTGGTGTGGGTTGTCCAGCGCGACTCGTTCGTCTCTTGCGACCCCACGGTTGTCAACCCCTGGAAGGGTCAGCAGCCGTTCAACTACTCCGACTGGTGGGACCGGTCGGTGCTGGAGTCCGGCTACTCCGTCACGCGCGTGGAGGGCATGGCGGGCTACAACCCGACGGTTGTCGCCAAGATCCAGCTCAACGGTCACGATCGTTTCTCCGAGCGCGAGGGCAAGTACTTCAACTTGGTCCAGCCTTACCAGCACCACACGAACATCCCCGCCGTGGGCATCAACGTGTACTCGTTCGCGCTCAAGCCCGAGGAGCACCAGCCGTCCGGCAGCTGCAACTTCTCGCGTATTGATAACGCGACGCTGCTGCTCACGCTGTCCAACAACACGGTCAACACGTACAACACGGCGCAGGTCCGCATCTACGCCGTCAACTACAACGTTCTCCGCATCATGTCCGGTATGGGTGGGTTGGCCTATTCCAACTAAACGTTGCGGCTTTTTATATTTTTATGTGGGATTTCCCATATGGAAAATAAAAATCGCACGTATTTTTGGAAAATCAAATAACATCAAAATTGATAAAAACAAATTTTCTAATGTCCGCATTTAATAAATGGAGACATGTAAAAGTATAGTCTTAGAAGGTTCTAGGAAAGGACTTTCGTGCCAATTTCCACCATCAGATAACGGATACTGCGGTCGGCATCAGCGTAATTTTCAGCACGAACAACTACTAAAAGATGGTAAGATTCCTTGCAGATTCTTCTTTCGCGGCTGCGATGCTATTCTTACAGAGAAAGGTTCATGCAATGATTGTAAAAAGCGGATATGTAAAAAGAGTACGGAGTGTGGTCATGAAGGATGTAAATTCAAAACTACAGGTGATAAGTATTGTAAGAAACACAGCAGAGATACATACCGTGACGAAGAGAAAGAGAAAGGTATTCGTTACTGTGATATAGATAGAGGATGCTTTACTGTATGTAAAGACGATTATACAACGTGTGATAAATGTAGAGAAAAGTCTTATAATAAAGAGAAAGAAATTCGTAAAGAACGTGTTGAACTGCACAGTGCTTTAGAAAATATAACTAACTCTCTAAAACAATTATGTGTAAACTGTGGAAAAGATTATGAACAATTTAAAACTCGTTTTAACAAGCCTAGTAAAATATGTAAATTGTGTAATGAATATAATGCCGCACAAGATAGTAAGCGAAGTAGTAGAATTCGTAATTATAAAAATGAACATTTTAGAAATTTAGAAATATATTATAAAGATTATATATCAAGTGCTGCTACACGCAACTATATAATAGGACTTCAATTTGAAGATTTCAAACAACTTGTATTATCACAATGCCATTATTGTCAATATTTTAAAGATGAAGAGATAAATGGTATTGATCGGTTAGATAATCGTAAAGGTTATGAAAAAGATAACTGTGTACCCTGTTGTGAAACTTGTAATATGATGAAACATACTTACCATCCGTTGTTCTTTATTGAACTTTGTAAGATTATTAGTGGATTTGATGACCCAAAGCCAGACTTTTATGAAAAATGGACCGAATGTTATAAACTAAGACCTGTATCCTATAATAAATATAAAAAACACGCAGAAAACAAAAGAAAACTACCATTTCATATTACAAAGGAAGAATGGAATACCCTTATCAAGAAACCATGTTACCTATGCGGATATAAGAGTACAAAAGGTATTGGTCTTGATAGAGTAGATAACACACAACGTGAATATACTCTAGATAATGTAAAACCTTGTTGTTATAGTTGTAATGTTCTCAAAAAAGACTTTACATTAGCACAGGTCAAAGAGAAAGCACTCTTAGTATCATCTATTTGGACGGATACAACGCCTCTAAGTACCATACCCATCTAATCGGAAGGGGTAATCCTTGACAACAGGGTGCCACCGTGACTCCCCAAAAGTCTCCGTAACAACAGCGACCGCCAAATCCCGTGCCGTATTTGTTGGAAATTGCAGGGTATCAAAGGACTTCTTATGCTTGTAATGGATATCTAGGCATCGTTCAAGTACATTGATATACATAATAGAGTTGGTAGGAACAAGACGTACATACTTTAACATTCCAAAGTTAGTACCACTAATACGAAGTAGGGACCTAGAAAGTCTAGTAATAGACGCCATTTTTGTTGTTACGTTTTACGTAACCAACAAAAGCAAGTTCAAATTTTATCAAAAAATCTAAAAAATTGAGCGCCAACCCGCACTCAAAATCATCCTCACTTTCCCCATTATGCCGTCATTACAGCTTCTAGACTATGCCGCTGCCAACTCTATTGAGCATTTCATCCAGTACTATATTATGTTCTCAACCTTTGGTCTTCTTATGAATCTTCTTCGGTTCTTGTTCTACAACTTCTTTACGCCTGATAGCAAGGATACGGAAATTCGTCATCTCAAGGAGGAGGTCGAGAATCTACACAATGTTTTAGAGGAGGTTGTCAAGTTTCTGAACCGTAACCGTAATAATTATGACGAGGAAAAGGCGGAGTTTGTAGATGAGTCTGAGGATGAGATGCAGAAGGAAACCAAGCCCGCTGAAGAAACTGAGACAAATGAGGCAAAGGAGGATTAGTTCATTTGTATACCATTCTGTCTTAGAATTTGGTCAAAATGTGCTTCAGCTAGCATTCTATCAGTATCAACAGGCGCATATACATCCACTATAGCACCGAACTCCATCTCATTTGCGGGCGTGTCGTCCTTGACAACTTTTTTAGTTATAGGTGCAGCAACATGATGATACGGTCCCGCATATCGTTCTTGAACACTAGGCTCTCGTTCCCAGCAAGCCCTTCTAGTACGAACATCTACACAACACATTGTATTACGATAAATAGATGGTAAAAAATTTCCCATCTACTTATCCAACTATTTTTATTCCAGGAAGTCAAAGGTATCAAACTCTAGACCGTCCACAGCAATGTTTGCCTGGAATACCATCTTATCGTGAGCATAATCGGACCACTCGCACTCTAGAAGACCATGCTCCATATCTTCGTCTGCCGCCTTGCCATTGCGGTAGTCACGGTCAAAGAGGAAGAGTCCGCCGGCGTGTAGATCATACGTATTACAACCAATAAGTACACTTAGAGACTCATCAATACGCGCATTGGGCTGAATGTACCAGTCATTGCCGTGCTGAATGACGACCTGCTGAGTCTTAGACATCCATGATACATTAAATATGCCTTCAGGCGTAGAGAACTGCGCAAGCTGCTGTAGCTCCCCAAGGGACGGCTGCGGAATGGGGATTGAGTAAAATGTCGTAAACACAGGCATACTGAACAAGGTGGATACCTACCAATAACCGCAAAAACCAAGGTTCAAATTTTTACGATGGCGGAGAAAAATTGAAACTCCAAGCGGGCAAACCCCATTTTATGCCGCCTTTCTACCTATAAACTTTCTATCCTTCCTATCCTTCCATCCAAATCCAAATCCAAATCTAAATCCAAATGGACTTTTATAGTATCAATGTCCCTGCGCCGGCACCCGAAGACTTTGATAACATGCATCTCATCCAGCTTGCGCAGATTGAGACATGGAATAATGACATAATGGAGATTCATTGGCGCCCTGCCAGCCGCCAGATTCTTATCTCCATTGATGATGAGTGCATTGTCCAGCCTGATCATATTAATATTATCACAAGCATCGCAACACTCTTCTCGTGTGACGATTACCAGATTCGCATTACAAATCTGGCAATCGGCAATGACGGCGCAACTCCTGAGGAGTTATGGAGTCTTTACAACAGCAACTGGGTCTACTACGCTGAGAACAATGTCACTCTCCAGTTCCGTGCTGATGTAGACTACGATGCTGATAGCGCACTACAGTGGGCTGATATTGTGCCTGACTCACAGCCCTTTGCACCGATGCCTGATATCTACATTGAGTAATTTACTAAATGTCCAAACCCATAACAATCAAAACAACCAAACCCGAAAATCAAACATCAAAAATCAAAAAAAATTTTTTTTTAAAGTGTGGTCCAGTATTTAGGCCAAGTAAATGCAAGGTTCTCAACCTCACGGTCCATTACACGCAACCCCTCAGGAAACTGCGGCAGATCCATAGGAGCCCTGTTCATCATAAACCCCCATTCACCCTGGAACGACGGAATACATACGTGGTACGGAAACACCTCCATACCAAAAAACAGCTGTTCGCGCATCCATACCATTCCCTCACCACACGCAACCTCGTCGCGCCCAGGACGAATCGGACCGCAGTGCGTCACAATCCCACCACCGATCGCCAAATGCGACATAATACGCTCACGGAACCGTGGTCCGTAAAGCGTATCACTCTCAGAAACAGCCTCATCAAGCATCTCTATATCAGGATCCGGCAGGTCAAGAATAATCGCATCATAGAGCCCATCGGTACGGTCCAAGAACGAATTAATATCATCAGGGCAAAACATCAGTCGTGAATCCCCGCGGACCGACTCATCCGCCCAACCAAGATGCCGCTGGCACAACTCGACCAAGTCCCCGTCAATGTCGACCCAATCCACCGACGCCACAGCCGCATCCGACCAGCGCAAAACCTCGCGCACCGTTGCCCCCTCACCGCCACCAACCACTAGCACCCTCTTGTTAGGAATCCCAGAAAGCGAAGCCAGTAGCGGATGAACTAGGTGCTCGTGGTAAATCGCCTCATCGGACGACGATGATTGAATCTCACCGTCCAGAAATAGTACCTGACCATACGTGGGTGATTCGGCAATCACCACGTCTTGAAACGACGTTCGCCCCGCCCAAAACACACGCCGTAAAGGGTAGTTCGTATGTACATCGGCGCTACACGCCGTTTCCTTAAACACGCCATTTTCCAACTCAGCCATTCGCTCTATGTTAGAAATCGCAGGCATCTTATAGTTTCAACAAGTCCAAGATTTAAACCTCAGCCATTTTAGGATGGATAAATATTCGCGGTCAGTATTAAAACGGACAAATACGACACGTCGTAACTATAAACCAACACAGATAAAACGAGGGAAGCCAACTTTGAATATTAATAGAACGGGTTATTATATACCCAGACCAAATCCTCTTGTAACAAATAATAAGGGTTCATTTTTATTTAGAGAAAATTCATTTTTTAGACTCCCGAAAACTCGTAAGCATCGTAGCCGCAACGAAGTCTAAACAAACTAGACGAACTATTCTCTAATGAAAGTACTTTCGGCACTTCCATTAGGACGCCTAGGAAATGTTATTTTTCGTTATTTAGCAATGGTAGTATTTTCGGTTATTCATGGTGCTGATATTATAGATCCGAATACGGAAACTCCAACTGTAGTTATATCTGATGAATCTTTTGTATCATTGATGGATTTATATTTAGCAGATATAACTACGAATGTTAATAAAGACTATACATATGGATTTATTGGATATTTTCAGCACGATACAATTTATCTAAAGTACAAGCAACAAATCGTCGATTATATATGTCAGCATCCAAATGATTGTCTTATGACTGATGGCAAGACCGCGCTACGAAACGATTTTGCGTATGATACACAATATTATAAGGCAATTGAATTACTGGAGCATCCTACTGGCGATTTTCCTGTTTACGATGTGGTTGTTCATTTACGTATGGAAGATTTTATAGACAATGGTAGTGTAATACATCCATCGTCCGTATTAGATGTATTAAAAACAATTAACGCAGATTCATATTGTATTGTTGTAAATAATCCTAAAACCGAGTTGGAAATGAACTATATTGAATATCTTAAACGGCATTATTCAATTACCATTGTATCAAATGATGTTATTACCGATTTTCATACAATGAAACACGCGAAAACTCTTGTTTGTTCGCGGTCAACATTATCTTGGGCAGCGGCTTTTTTTTCAAAAACGGTTCAACAGGTATATATGCCAAATTATCCGGCAACACGTAGTCACGAAACATTCCGTAAACCGATTGAAAACACCATCGCCTATAATTACCGATCGTGTTCTAAATATGAACTTAATGAGTTTTTATTATTAAGCTAGTTCCCGTTCGTACCAATGAATAGATACATAATCATAATCATTATCAACCTCTAGTGTTTTTGAATTTTTCCACTTGAGATGGCGAATCATACATGTATCAGAGTGGTGATTTGTCATAAACGTAATATACATTTCATATTCCGAAGCACCTGAAACATCAAATTCGCCACGTCGCATTCTTTCTACAACCTTTTCTAAAAATACTTTCCAAAATGGAGACTTATGCTCATTTTCGACAAGGTCGATTAGTTCTTTTACGTATTTAGTTGTAAAGAGCATATGATGACATATACCTGAATATGGAATAATTTTATTCAGTGAACTATGTAAAGATTGCATATGTTCAAAATATGCTGGCCAATATTCATTCGCCGAATTAAATAATGTAATACCATCTTCAAGAAATTTGGTGGGTCTTAAGAAAAAGGTATCGGCATCGAGCACAAGATAATTCGGCAGAATTCCTGGAACACAAAATCCTGCGTAGAATTTAAGAAGTTGTTGTAGATACCACCCATTGCGACTATCTGCTCCGTGAATATCCGCCACGCTTTGCTTTGAAAAAGGAAAAATAGATTCTGGAATAAAGATAACACCACTAATATCTTCACGTACTAGATTTGAAATAATATAAATGTTTCTACGATTTATAATATTTTTTTTCGTATACTGAAGTTGCGTATGAATTACAGATAAATCGTTTGGTCCTACGGGTATAACAATATCGATTATATCATCCATTGCTAACTTATATAACTATATATTATTTAAACCATGTCTTAATGGTCTAAATAATACAAAATGCAAGTTGTTCTTGTTCATATTGGCAATAATTTACCATTATATCTATTGAATTGTATTCAGCAACTACGTCATTTTGTATCGGTTCCTGTTCATGTTCTTATTGAACGTCAACATATAAATACATTTAATACAATGATTGCGAATTTGCCTAATATTTATTGTATAGGACTTGAAGATATTCCAAAAAGCAGCATACATTACGAATTTATAAATAGATCATCTTTGTCACAAGGATTTTGGCGTTCGGCAAGTGAGCGATTCTTCTATTTATATGAGTATTGTTTGCTCAAGAATCTTACAAATATTGTTCATATTGAAAATGATAATCTTATATATTACGATTTTACAAAGTTTCTAGACATTTTTTCAACAAAGCCCCTATGGGCAGTCTTTGACGCCGAACACCGCTGTATACCAAGTTTTGTTTATATTCGCAATGCCGATTCTATAAAAGAGCTTGCCGAGTTTTTTCTAACAAATAATACTGCAAATGATATGGAAACACTCGCAATGTTTCGACAGCATAATCCAGAGTTTATCGGCTGTTTGCCTATTATAACGAATTATATAGATCCGCTTCCAAGCCGATACTATGAGCACGCACACACCTTTGGTGTTTTGTTTGATGGCGCAGCTGTTGGTCAGTATATAGGAGGTATTGATAAAATACATAATAAAGGAAATACTGAGGGATTTGTTAATGAAACAACTGTATTTAAATGTGACAAGGCGAAGGTTGAGTGGCGTCAACTAAATAGTCTAAATATTCCTTATCTAAATGATTTGCCTTTAGTAAACTTACATATTCATTCTAAAGAACTAGAACGTTGGATGAGTAAATGACCGACGAAATTGTAACGGGTGAACGACTACAAGAGATTTGTGACGTATACTGTGGATTAATCGATGATTTTCAGTATAATCCACGTATAGCTCAACAGACCACAAAGCATTTTAATCTAGCGCAGTTAACTGATTCTTGGAAGAATCCCTCGGTTTTATTTTGTTACGGGCATCAATTAAAACTTTTTATAGAGAAACGACATTTTTTACAAAATCCGTATCGATTAGTAACGCATAATTCGGATGAAAATATTACAGAACAATACCGAGCACTTCTAGACGATACAAAATTACAGGGAATGTATTCACAAAATGTATGTATTGAACATCCAAAATTACATATTCTTCCAATCGGTATAGCAAATAGTATGTGGACACACGGCAATTTAACACCTATAAAAATGTTGATGACCTTTTCTGCTGAGAAAAAATCATATGATCTATATTTTCATTTTAATATAAGCACGAATCGCTTAGCGCGTGAGTTATGTTATAGAGAAATTTCAGCCAAGGGATTCACGTTTGAACAATCTAAGTCGCATATGGAATATTTGCTACATTTATCAAAGCATAAGTTTGCTATTTGCCCAGAAGGGAATGGTATTGATAGTCATCGTATTTGGGAATGCTATTATTTGGGCGTAATTCCAATCGTACATACATCAGTCTTTACGCAAAAACTTCGTAAAATCCTTCCCTGTATCCTATTGGATAATTGGAGCGATTTGAATCTGTTTGATTGTTTACAGCAATATTACAATTTGTATAATGAACTTGAAGAAAAGCGCGGTCTTCTAAAATTATCATATTTTGAAACGTTAATTCGATAAGTTGTTTATAATCCGCACGCAATTAAGACTTGAGCCAATTACATCCGCACCAATACCCTTTTGCCTTCTTCACATAGTCATCAATCTCGGTTTCGAATTCATCTTCTAGAGTAAGATAATGCTCACGATGAGAAATAATATGTCTCATTCGTCTCTCTTTTTCTGTATTTGCTTCTAAATATTCCTTTTTCTTTGGATCATCATCAGGTGTTAATGCTATTTTTTTCAAATCTAAATTATTATTATCATCCGCAAAATACAGTTGTTTTTCGTGATATCGGCGAAGACTAATTTTTAATTCATTGAGTAATTTTAGTTCTTCTAGTTGGAGTTTTTTCACCTCAGAGAATAAATTTTGTTCATTGAGTTTTCTAAAATTGTAACGAATATATTGCGGTAACATAAATTTATTTGTATCTTGAATTTCTTCAATCTTCTTTTCTATATCAGTAATTAATTTGAGCATTTCATTATATAATGCTACAAAATAGTCTGGACTATCATCACGTTTAAAAAACATAATTTTACCGGATTGGAACTCGCAAATGGTTAATAATTTGCTGTAATGGTAGGCACTGGTTTTATGGGCTTCTGCCTTTGCATCGAGTTTTAGATATGAAATGAGAGCAAGGATGAATGAATTAACGGCAGTAAATCCACTGATGATATAAGGACCCGAGGCTTCGCTTTGGAGTGCCAAACTGAGTAAAGTACATAGTGCGGATATACAAATAGCGGGTAACATTAACATATTCAATTGCTGTTCACAATAGACTTTTGCTTCAGTATATAAGATTTTATTGGCTTTTATGTAAACGGCAATGATATCCATAGATGTGGACATATTAAAACCAGCATCAGAATAATCTTCATTCATAAATCGTTTGACGTAGGAAATAGATGCTTGTGTAGGTACTAAATTTCCATTTACATCTTTAATAAATGGTAAGGCAGACATCATACCTGGATTTATAAATGATAATTGATTTGTAGAATTGGTCTGTTCTGTAGTACCGGTGGACCCTGTAGTACCTGTAGGTCCAGTAGTACCTGTAGGTCCAGTAGTACCTGTAGGACCAGTAGGACCAGTAGAACCTGTAGGACCTTTAGGAACATAATCAGGATGTTCTTCTTCTGGTGGTGGCGGCGGATCGGCGCCAGATATATCAACTATAACTACACCGGATAAATAGTTCATTTACCTTATTTATTATATTTAAAAACTTTATTCTAAAAATGTGCGAAGTCATAAAATTTGATGAGTCGCCGCCCGTTTAAAAGAATAACATACAAAAAAGAAGAGATGCCGGTTTTGTCACATTCATCGGATACGGAGTCAATTGTAGGAATTCAGTTTGGGGTCTTCAGTCCCGAAGAAATCCTACGGCGTTCCGTATGCGAAATTACGAATCCTTCAACTGCGGAGGGTAAGCTTAATGGTCTCTTTGACCCACGTATGGGCGTACTAGAGAATGGTAAGGTCTGCCGCTCGTGCGGTCAGAACAATCACAGCTGCCCAGGTCACTTTGGACATTTTGTGCTTGCTCGTCCCGTATATTACACTCAGTTCTTCAAGCTGTTAATGAAGGTCATGCGCTGTGTGTGCTTCAAGTGCGGCAAGCTGCTTATTGATAAGCAGCGCCATCAACACCTGCTCAAGCTCAAAGGTGAGTCACGTTGGAAGATGGTGTTGGATGCTGCGCAAGGCACGTCTCGTTGCGGTGAAGATATTGAAGATGGCTGTGGATCGCGTCAGCCCAATAAATACCGTGAGGAGCCGGTCCATAAGATTTACGCCGATTGGAAGAATCTACAGCTCCCGGAAGGTGTTCAGGCGCCTGAGGGTGCGACGGTTGATAGCGATGGTGTGATGAATCTTTCGATGCTGTTAGAGCCTGAGTACGTCCATCGCCTACTACGTCGCGTGACTGACGAAGATGTCGAGTTTATGGGATTCAGTCGTCATTGGTGCCGACCGGATTGGATGGTCTGTACAGTATTGCCGATTCCTCCGCCTCAGGTACGCCCCTCGGTGACTCAGGATAATAATCAGCGTGCCGAGGACGATCTGACAAGCAAGCTAATTGATATTATCAAGGCGAACAACATGCTCAAGAAGAAGATCACCGATGAACCGAAGAAGCGTGCTATTGACGAGTGGACCAACTTGCTCCAGTATCACATTGCAACGCTGGTAGATAACAATATTCCTGGTATCAGCCCTGCTGCTCAGCGCAGTGGCAGACTGCTTAAGTCGCTCCAGCAGCGTCTGGGCTCGAAGGAGGGTCGTATCCGTTCAAACTTACAGGGAAAGCGTGTGGAGTATTCTGCCCGTTCCGTCATTACGCCGGACCCGAATATCTCCGTCAAGGAACTCGGAATTCCGCTCAAGATTGCAACGAACCTCACGTTCCCTGAGAAGGTCACGCAGTTCAACATTGGCAAGCTCTACAAGTTGATTCAGAATGGACCGGACACATACCCTGGTGCGAAGACGATTCAGCGTAATGACGGTCGTACCATCTCACTCAAACACGTGAATGCCAAGTCGTTGGAGCTGTTTGAGGGTGACGTGGTGAATCGCCACCTGATGGACGGCGATGTGGTACTATTTAATCGTCAGCCGTCGCTACACAGAATGTCGATGATGGCGCATATTGCGAAAATTCTGCCCTTTAATACGTTCCGTCTCAATGTATTTGTGACGGCACCCTATAACGCTGATTTCGACGGTGATAAATCTTGTCACCAACAGGTGGTCGCCTGTTAGGTTGTGGGAAACACCTAGCAGGGTTAACGATGTAAGACCCATAGAATTCGTCATTTGAAGAGGTGACGGGTTCTATATAACCGCCTAGTATTCCTGACTGTAAAAAATGAAATGAATGCTCTAATAAAAAAGGACAGCAAATGTCCTCCGATGTTGATATATCCTGCGAACAAGCGATATTAGAATCAAATCAAAAAGTCTATGGCTTAATTTATGAAATCACAAATACGACAACAAATATGATATATGTGGGGCAAACGCTCAGTCACCGTAAAAACAAAGACAAATACCGACCATTCGGTATTCTTGGTCGGTTCAACGACCACGTCAGTGAGGCAGTGAATAATACAAAGCGAAAGCAATGTAGTTATCTTAACAATGCCATACGTAAGCACGGAAAAGATGTCTTTAAAGTTCAACTGTTAGAAACCTGTGTGGTATCAGCATTGAATGAGCGAGAACAACACTATATCAAAGAACGAAATAGTATTTATCCCAAAGGATATAATCTTACAAAAGGTGGTAAAACTCTTTACGAGCACACATTCCTGGATCATTCATTGCTTCAAGAACCAAAAACACGAGGTGGTTCAACTGCCCGTAGTGATGCTACAAAAGAGAAAATATCACAGCGCTAGAAAGAACTTATTAACGATGAGTTCTGTTTGGAGCGTTCCGCTCACGCAAAAGACCAACATCATATTGGTAAGATAGAGCGGTTCAAAGACTGTAAGATTGACCTGACAAAGATAGATACTTATATTCGTAAAAAAGGAAACAAAATAGCCGTAACAATTGATGGAAAAAAAGCCGAGTTCGCAAGTAAGCACGAATCAACAGAACAATTAAAAGAAAGAGCAAAAGCATTTGTAATAGCACTCAGTGATGCAACGCTATCAAATTGCGGGAAGTCCGTAAAGCATGAATGACCAAGTAAGGGCGCGAAAGCACCTTATGGCTCCAGAGAAATACTGGAGGTACGGTAAAACTATTCATGATGATCTTTGCCGAAAGGTAAGGTGAAATTGGTAATCCGCAGCTAAGTCCTAAGCGACAGAAGTCGTAAGGAGCGAGTTCAGAGATCAGATGGTAGCGGGTCTTGGTGAAAGCCATGGCTCAAGGTATGATCCGTCCCCTTCGGAAACATAGGGGGGTTTCAGGTACATAACGCCTGTAACGGAGATGAATCTTCATGCTCCACAGTCGGTGGAGACAGCAACAGAATTAAGAGAAATTGCGGCGGTCCCGTTACAAATCGTGAGCCCCCGTGAGTCGGTACCGATTGTATCAGTCGTTCAGGATACGCTGGTGGGCGCCAACCGCTTTACCCGTGCGAATGTGCTGTTCACGAAGAAGGAGGCGATGAACTTGCTGGTCCACGCCAAGCGATGGGAGGGTAAGCTGCCACAGCCGGTCACCACTACACCGCAGCCGATGTGGTCAGGTCAGCAGCTTCTATCAGCACTTCTACCGCCAGTGAGCCTTCAGATGCCGAATAGCAGCTATACGGATGAGGATAAGAAGAACCCGCAGTCGCCAAACCTTGTCAAGATTCTCAACGGTGTGATTGAGCAGGGCATTCTGGATAAGTCGGTGTTCTCGAAGCAGCTCATTCACATTATTTATAACGATTACGGACCAGATATTACGGTGGACTTCCTTGACAGTCTTCAGGCGATGATTGCGAATTTCCTGATGAACAGCGGTTTCTCGGTCGGCATCAGCGATTTGATTGCCGATCAGGCGACCAACGACGAAATCAGTATTGCGCTCAACAAGCTGACAAAGACGATTGAGGAGCAGATTCTCCAGCTACATACTGGCTTATTTGAAAACTCCTCAGGTCGCAGCAATCAGGAGGAGTTTGAGTCAAAGGTGATGAGCACTCTTAATAAGGCTGTAGGCGAGGCAGGTAAAATCGGTTTGAAGTCGCTTGCCGATACAAACCGCATGACAAACATGGTAAAGGCAGGATCAAAGGGCTCAGATGTAAACGTCTCGCAGATGATTGCCACGCTAGGTCAGCAGGCGATTGAGGGCAAGCGCGTACCAAACGGGTTCCAGCACCGCACCCTACCCCACTTCAAGCGCTTTGATGATTCGGCGAAAGCCCGCGGTTTCATTACCAGCTCTTACATCAAGGGACTCCAGCCCGATGAGTTCTTCTTTCACGCTATGTCAGGTCGTGAGGGTCTCATTGATACAGCAGTCAAGACCGCCGATACGGGTTATATGCAGCGCCAAATCCGCGTTGCTCTAGAAGACCTGATTACCCAGCACGACGGCTCAGTACGTGATACCAACGGCAATATGCTACAGGTATCCTACGGCGAGGATGGCATTAACGCGACGAAGCTGGAGAATCAGCCACTCCCGCTCGCCACAATGAGCGATAGTGATATCATGGCGTACGCCGCCGCTCCAGGTGCCTCTAAAGAAAAGGAGTATCAGGATGCGATGATTGAAGACCGCCGTATTATCGTGGAGAAGGTGTTTGGATCAAAGCCCCAGAAGAATGTCCGTTCCCCTGTACATTTGGAACGCCTTATCTTTGCGATTAAGTCGCAGTTCAATCTGGATACTGCCAACGGTGCTGCTCTTGCCTCACCTACTGCCGTGTTAGAAGCTCAGGCAAAAATTCTGGCGAAGACGCACGCACATAATAAGATTTGGGCGGCACTGGTGCGCTACCACCTTGCGCCTTCCCGCCTTGCCAGCATTGGCTACACACAGCCAGCACTGGATGCTCTTGCCGAGGAGATTGTCCTCAAGCACTGGAAATCGTGGGTGGAGCCAGGACAGCCTGTCGGTGTGATTGCTGCGCAGTCAATCGGTGAGCCGGCGACGCAGATGACGCTCAATACGTTCCATTTGGCTGGTGTAGCCGCGAAGTCAAATATGACGCGAGGTGTACCGCGTCTCAAGGAGTTGCTCAAGGCAACCCGCAATCCAAAGGCGATTGAGTTGAATATTTCACTCCGTCGTGACATCCGTGATAAGAAGGAGGAGGCGCGTCGTGTGAGCAAGGAGCTGGAGTTCACACTGCTCCAGGATATTGTAACAGTTGCGCGTATTTACTACGACCCGCGTGATAATGAGACACTTATTGCGGACGATGCCGATTGGCTCGCATATCTGGCGGCGTACGAGAAGGCAACCGCTCCTTTAGCCGCCGCTGAAGGTGTGACGCAAGACCCGCTCAGTTCGACGCCGGTCACGGAAGAATCTGCTCCAGTCCAGGAAGAGCCGAAGTCGCCGTGGATTCTGCGGTTTGAGCTGGATCGCGAACAAATGTTCAATAAGAATATTACAATGGATGATATTGCGCTCATTCTCAAGACGAAGTTCAGCAGTGATATTACAAGCATTTACACTGATTACAATGCGACTCGCCTTGTCTTCCGCATTCGCCTGACAAAGACCGATACGGCAAGCGATGATCTGAATACGCTTAAGTCGCTACAAAACAAGGTACTGTCCTGTACGGCGATTCGCGGTATTCCTGGTCTCCGCTCGGTCAATTACCAGAAGATCGCGGATACAGTGGAGCTCCGCGACGGTAAGTACGTGCCGGCGGAGCAGTATGTGCTCATTAGCGACGGCTCGAATTTCCTGGATGTTATGACGCATCCTGATGTGGACCCGTCGAAGCTCATTTCCAGCAACGTTCACGATATGTTTGCGAATTTGGGCATTGAGGCAACACGGGCGACCCTCTACAAGGAGATTACGACACTGTTTGCCGAGTCCGGCAGCTCGGTGAATTACCGCCACGTCTGTATTCTGCTTGATAAGATGTGCCACAAGGGTCGCACGATGAGTATTGACCGCTACGGCATTAATAAGAACGATATTGGACCGCTGGCGAAGATGTCATTCGAGCAGACAGAGGATATTGCGCTGCGTGCCGCCATCTTTGGTGAGCGGGATCCTGTACTGGGCGTCAGCTCCAAGGTGATGCTGGGTGCGCCGATTAAGGCGGGCACTGCGTTCTCCGAGCTTCTGTTTGATGAGACGACGGCAATCAAGTTCGCAGAAGATACCCCCGAACAGCACCCCGTCGAATATGATAGCTTAGCGCCATACACTACGGATGAGATGAATGACGCGCTCTATGGTGCCGACGATAACGGCGAGTGCTCGACAACAAATCTCCGTATTCCTGTCAGTCTTCCTACAATGCGCCAGCACGCCGCAATGGGAATGGCGGCAATTGATGAAGAGGAGGCAGAGGGCGATGATATCGCCATTTATGAATAATCCGGCACCCCAGTAGATGGAAGTTGGATATAAGGTATTTCCGCGAGGAAAGCGGTATGCCTATATAATGATGAACGGCAAACCCGTCTTTTTGCGTAATATTGTCTTTATTCACAACGCAGAGAATCCCAGTCAGATAGTCATTGTACACGAGTGGGGGATGTCAGAGAATCGTTGGGAGCCACCGAAGGGTCAGTTTGAATGGGATGAGCTGGGTGCGACCCGTAAAGGTGTTATAATGCCGTATAAGCAAATTCTCGGAGCAATGCGTCAAGGTATCCTGCGCGAGACAAAGGAGGAGGCAAAAATTATGCCTACAGAACTTATCAATTTAACCCCGCTGAATACAGGATATTCGCAAGATTGGCCGGAATCCAATGTGCCGAACGCAATATTTATGTATCAGTTCTGGCGCGCATCCATTACAGCCGCAACAATGTTAGAAGCCCAGAACCGCACAAAAGAGCTGGTTAATAATAAGGATTGGCGTCATCTGTTACCGCCCGATGTATTGGAAAAGGATGATATACGTTGGTGGTCACCCAAAGAGGCAAATGCGTATAAGTCTATTCGCGGAGGTTTTTCACAAAAAATGACAGCTCTTTATTTCGAGATGTTGGATAAATTACGGAAGTAATAATATGGATTACAAGGTGCTAGAGGTATGGGGATCCGGTGGACCCTCGTCAATCCCGCTAAGACCTAATACGGATCTACAGCCTGCGAAACAAGTGTACGTTTGTGCTCTAGAGAATCGCGCCCTTCAACAGGCAAAGAATGAGATTAACTTATTCTATCAGGAGGGCAAGTGGGACGATTATAAGAAGGTAACGAATCCCTATGAGTATATCTTCCTTTCGTGGAATCGCCGATCATCTCGATCAGTTGCCACTCGCCAGCCCATTTCACGCTCTTATTTCAAGATGATTGAGATGTGGAAGCGTCTTGACCTTACGACGGAATTGGCGCCACTGGTGAAGCGGAATGTAGGCATTGGTCTACGAACTGCGCACGCAGCGGAGGGTCCTGGTGGATTCATTGAGGCGTGCCTGGTTATGGCAACGAGAAATATGATTAAGCCCGATGATGATTGGGGATATGTTGGCACGAATGCAATTACGCTAAGGTCTGAGGCAAAAAATGTGCCTGGCTGGCGTAAGGCAGCGAAGTTTCTAGCATATTGGCCGCAGATAATGATTCATGACGGCGAGGATGGTACAGGCAATATTCTTCGAAAGGCGAATCAGGACCATTTTGTAAAGTGGACAAATATACGAAATCCAAATGGCACTCATCTTTACACCGCGGATGGCGGATTTGATTTCAGTAGCGACTACAACGCGCAGGAGGATTCTATCTTTCCACTTCTGCTGGCGGAGGCAATTATTGGACTTAAGGTGCTCGGCAAGGGAGGTTATATGATTATTAAGTGTTTTGATACTACGGAGCAGCCAACCTTGGACCTCTTGTGGCTGCTGAGTCGTGCGTTCCGTTCGTGGGGCATTTCCAAGCCTAATACATCGCGATCTGGTAATGCGGAGCGATACTTTATCGGAAAAGGGTACTTGGGACCCTCATCGGATATTATCAATCTACTGGATTCCTATCAGGCAAAGCAGCAGTTCTTATTTCCCATCCTTGCGCATCCTGTTGCGTGTGAGTCGTGGAAACCGACTATGGACCTCATTCGAAAACTCCAGACGGATATTGAGCAGATGGAAATTATCGTTATTCGGCAGACGCTGGACCTCATCAAAACTACGGATCCGACAGTTATTGAAAAACTGGTGCGTGAGAATGTGAATCGTTCTATTGAATGGTGCCGAAAGCACGATGAAGAGATTACAATGACGTGGGTAAATGAAATGGATAAGAATGTTGCGAAGGAGACACAGGATCTACTAAATATTCTAAATCCTCCGCCGCATAATATTCCGTATTCTTATGCGAATTGGACACATAAGAGTACTATAACAAACACACTTGTATTTGATAACTTTCGTATGGGGGAATCGGCACCAGCGCAGACTCCAGTTGTCAATCCATTTATGCGACTTAAAACAGTAAAGCCGATGAATATGTTTGGGTCATCCGTTACTTCTTAGATTTATCTTTCTTGGCGTCGCCAAGCTGCGGCTTCACAATGCGATCAACAAGCATAGTTCCTACATTGATGGATGCGTTATGCTGAGAAATGTTGCCGCGTTCCATATTATCCAACTGGTCGACCATCATTGCAAGAATGTCCCGACGGTAATCCTTTTTTAACAGCATTGCAAAGATACTAGGAAATTCCTTTTGATATTCGGCAAAATCGGCGCTAATTTGCGCAGGAGTCTTAGTCTTCATAGCATCTTCAATATCAAGAATCATTTCACGAGCGCGTTGGGATTTGGTAGACATCTAACGTCCTTCTTATTCTTTTTCCAAATAATAAACGCTCCCCATAATAAGACATGCGCCGCAAAAACAGCAAACGCCAGTCTCGTCGTAGAGGTGGTGGTGCCGATATTGGTGTAGATAAAATGACTGGTGTTCTTTTACCGGGTCAGGAGAGTTCACTTGCCGGTGTATTACCAACGACAACATGGGGGTCGTGGGCAAATTATCCGGGTGCGTTAGCGTGGTCGCAGACAACGCAGGCTCCTCCGCCACTTGCGAATGGAGGGCTCTATACAGGTCCGCAATCGACGGGAGAATGGGCGTCAAAGCCGTTTCCCGCCACACAGTATGGCGAAATGGCGGAGGCGACAAAGGTCGCAGGGAATCCCGACGTTTTCTTCCAACAGCGTCCCAATGATAATACAGGTGCGAGCTTTGCGCCGTTTGTATCGGTGCCATTAAGCAGTGAGCATTATAGTGCCATGATGCCGGCAAAAGTGGGTGGTAGACGCCGAGCCTCCCGTAAGACTCGCCGCAATCGCAAATCTAGGAAACTAAGTCGTAGACATAAGTAAGGGAATGGCAACTGCCGCAAATACCAATTTAACGTACAATGTAGATCCGCGCCTGCCCATCGGCGATGGACTCAATGAGTCGGATCCTTCGCATCCTAAAAATGTTATAAAGAATCTACTTCAAACCCAGAATCAGGCGACGACAGATTCTTATTATGATAATACGCCCCAGCGGTTACCAACAGGTGTACACGAAGGGTTTGCGCCACCTTGGACAGAATCCGTAATGACAAATCCAGCACAAACTCAGCATATTTTTCTTGTGTCAGCAATACTAGGCATAGTATTATGTCTTGTATTTGTACAGCAGGCGTCACACCTATTTATTAAAATCGCAATTGTACTCATAATGGTATTATGTATCCATTACTTGCTTGCGAGACTCGAGAAACGAACCGTGTAGAGTTTTCTACCAGTGACTAAGCGAAATCGCATATCCTCAAGGCGCGATTTATGAAGGTACATCTTATTGTCAATACGTGGTACCGTCTCTACGTCCTCAACCTCAAAATGAAACTTAAGGCTAAAGGACGCAAAATACGCCGTAATACGGGCGACATCCTCTTCAGAAATAAGCGCGATGGTAATGGGCGGCGGGTACCAGGTCTTGAGAATCTCAGTCATTGTAATCAAAAGGACTTCAAAGAGCGCCTGAACATCGCCATCAGTATCAATTTCAAATTGAACACTATTAGGAGGACCCGGCGGCTTCTTCAAAAGCTCTGCTACAAACTCTACGATTTCCTCGTTGCCGTTCGACATCTATACATCAGCTAATCCGCAATTATTTAGACCCTTTCCCGCGCTATAGAATCACCTTCGCCACACTATGTATAAATGTATCACACGCTACGACCAGCACCATAACAACTGCGATTGCCGTGCCTACGGCAAGTGTTGCCGCCTGTCGTGTATCACGATTGACAGCAATATTTGCGAGCCCTAAAAACGGATCAACAATTGTTTCTGTATTACCGGTGAGTTTCTGTTCTGCGCGGGTAATCACACAACCAAAGAGCCATTGGCTTGCCATAACAACTAAGGCGACCGCCAGAATTATAAGGCGACCTGGATGATGAGATGGAAGTATAAAAAAAAGAGAGATTACGGAGCCAATAATCATAGGATGGAGAGCCATAAGGGCTTGTCCGTGTGCAATATCACCGCCGGGCAACCAGAAGAAGACAACACGTGTAAGCGCAATAATAACTGCTACTAAACCATCGCGAATTTCCCGTAAAATCTGTTTTGGTTTACTAGTCTTACTTACATCGGATGTAGTATTGTTCATTTGAATCTTACTTGAAAACCCGATTATAATATAGGGAATATGCCGAAGTCAAAGCCGGCACATATGTCGTGGTCAATAATTATACTTATACTGCTTCATACGGCAAGTCTAATATATTTCCTCTATACATATTTCAGAACTCCGCCGCCCCCATCTACGCTTGTGATTAACTTAGATACGCGCAAAGATAAATGGGAACTAATCCAAAAAGAATTCGCAAATTGGTCACCGCCTATTGAACGTATATCAGCGATTAAGTACTCACCCGGTTGGAAAGGTTGTACGCTATCACATAGAAAAGCAATGGAAATAGCAAAAAAGCGCCACTATCCGTGGGTGCTTATTGTAGAGGATGATTGCCAACTCACCCCAGATGCTCAAGAACGATTTCATGCGCTTTTGCCGTATCTTTGGAAACATCAGCACCGTTGGGATGTATTTCTAGGAGGTGTAACACAGCTAACCGAGTCAAAGGTTGTATCAAAAACGCAGCCACTATTCAAAGTAAAAGGATTTACAACTCATTTTTGTTTGATACACAGGGCAGCATATAATAAGATTTTACGTCATATACCGAGCGATCCGAACAAAATGAAAGATCCTGTAGATGTATGGTATAGAGACCATCTACGCCTTTGGACAACAGTACCGTTTTTAGCAGTTCAACAGCCATCATATAGTGATATAAATAAGAAAGAAATGAATTATACAGAATCATTTGATAATGCGGAAAAACTATTAAGAAAACTTCT